GCCCGTCTGAAGGTGACATCCAACAGGCTGAGCAAGCTCACCGTTGATTTTTCCTGCTATGAGTTTGCTGAACAGCCAAACGGTTCACCGTTTTCGGAGTCCGCTTCCGGGATGCTGGAGACAGTAGTTACAAATCCTGGGAACATCCGGACGCCTTGTATGGTAGAGATTACGCCAAAGGTGGGAATGGAACAGCTGACAATAACTGGAATAAACCGAAATCTAGATACAGGAGAAAACCTTCGGGTGGTAATAAGAAGCCTTACTGCTAACAGTACTGTGATTTTAGACGGAGAAAGTGGGAAGATTACAGAAAATGGGGCTAACAAAGCAGCAGATGTTGATATTTGGAGCCTGCCGATCCTTTTACCAGGGGAAACAAGGATTACCTTAGACAGCACATGGACAGACATGACTGTGAAATATAGACCAAGATTTATGTAGGAGGAAAAAACATGACAAACCAGGAAATGTTAAACGCTTATAACGGATTAAAACTTTTTCAGGAAAAAGAAGCACAGATTTATAAAGAAGATGGAAAGAAAATTTTATCTGGAAAGATAAAACTGAGCTATGCCATTAATAAAAACACGAACTTATTGCTTAACGCATTAAAACCTTATGAAGATACCCGTAAGGAGTTAATGGAAGAATACCGGGATCTTGAACAGGAGGAAAAGGCAATTGAAGAGGAAAAAAAGCGAGCTGAACAGGAAAAGAGAGCCCCCGGAAATGTGGATATCATTCTTAAAGAAGGAAAAAGTGTAAAAGAGCTCAACCAAAAGATTCAGGAACTTCTGGGACTGGAAATGGATTTTGAGGTGCATAAGGTATCCCTGGAAGAATTTGATGGGCTTGATATTGGAAGTTGGGAATTAGGCATTTTTATGTTTATGATTGAAGACTAAACGGAGGCGGCCCTATGCTTAAGATATATGATACGAACCACAATGCCATAGGGCATATTGTCAAATACAAGGATCTGAAGGTTGCGAGCGACGTTACAACTGGCGATCAGACTCTTTCTTTTACATACATGGCAAGACATCATGAAATCTGTGAAGAGTATTATATTGAGACTCAGGATGCTGAGTATGTAGTAAAAGAAAAGAGTGTAAGCACAGATGGATTCCTCTCCTTTGTTGCGGTACTGAACCTGGAAGAACTGGAGGCGAAGCCCTGGAGCTCCTTTGGCATTACGGATTCCACAATAGAAGATGCGGCCAAGCTTGCTCTGGCTGGATCCGGCTGGACGGTTGGCGAATGTACCGTAACCAAGAAAAGAAATGCAGGGATATTGCAGACAAATACGCTTGGAGTAATTCAGAAGCTGTGTACTGCATTTATGTGTGAAGTCGTTTATGATACCAAGAAAAAGACAGTATCCTTTTACGATCAGGTTGGCCAGGATAAAGGGAACTTTTTCCTCACAGGGCTTAACCTGAAACGGTTACAGAGGAAGGGCAGCACCTACGACTATTATACGAGAATTATCCCTATTGGCCAGGACGGGCTTACCATCGAGTCCGTGAACGATGGGAAGAATTACCTGGAAAATTACCAGTACACGAATAAGGTGAAGACCTACATCTGGAAAGACGAATCTTATACAGATGCTGCAGCCATGAAAGAGGATGCAGAAGCGAAGCTGAAAGATCTGTCAAAGCCGGAAGTATCATACAGTGCTGATATTATTGATCTGGCCAAACAAAGAGCTGGATACGATGATTTTTCTTTTTCCCTGGGAGATACAATCACCCTGATCGATGCCGCCACCGGGATCCGGGAAAAGCAGCGGATCATCAAGCTTACACAATATCCACAGGACCATACCAAAGATGAGTGCGAACTGGCCAATAAGCTTCCCTCATTCGAAGAGGCCAGGGAGAAGCTCCAGGCCGCCCAGGAAATTATTAACACCGTAATCAGTGATGATGGACGGTACACGGGGACTATCAATGTATCGGATATTTTGCATTTTGACGAGGGTGTATATGGCAGCAGTGCGGTGGGAAATCTGCAGGGGTTGTACAATACTCTGGACGGGAGCTTATCAGAACTGAAACTGGCGGTAGGACAGATCGAGTCAAACTATATCAAGACAGAAGAGGCTGATATTAAGTTTGCCACCATTGAAAGTCTGAAAGCACTTGAGGCAGAAACTACCAGCATTAAGTCTAAATACGCGGAATTTGAGAGTACCGTTACGGATGAACTGGCGGCTAACAAAGCGTTAATCAATGAGCTGGATGTAAAAAAGATTAACGCCGCAGACGCTGATTTGAAATACGCAAGCATTGATTTCTCCAATATTGGCATAGCGGCTATGGAGAAATTCTATTCAGAATCTGGCTTGATTAAGAATGTAGTGGTCGGCGACCAGACTATTACTGGCGAATTGGTCGGTGTAACTATCAAAGGTGATCTGATCGAGGGTAACACCATCAAGGCAGATAAGCTGGTCATTAAGGGGGAAGATGGCCTTTACTACAAGCTTAATACCAACGGATCAGGAGTAACTTCGGAGCAGACTGACTATAACAGTTTGAACGGTACTGTTATCCAGGCCAAGAGTATCACAGCAGATAAAGTGGCGGTGACCGACTTGGTAGCTTTTGGTGCTGACATCGGTGGAAACCATATCGGACACGACTGCATATATTCCGGAGCTAAGACTTCTGCGCTCAATACCACCAGAGGATTCTATCTCGGCTCAGATGGCCAGGTAGGATTTGGCGATACGAATGAGTATATTCAGTTCTATAAAGGCGATGACGGGAACTTTCACCTGAGAATTAGTGCTGGCGATATTTTGTTTGGTAAGAGTAAGAAGACTGTAGAGAGCGCAATTACTGAGATCGACACTAAGGTTAATAACGTTAAGTCCATTGTTGGAACCACATACACTTACCAGGTTGGTACTAGCATGACAGATGTTCCTACAGGGGAATGGCTAACTTCAATGCCTAACGTACCACAGGGACAGTATCTCTGGACAAAAGAGACCACCTTATATTCAGACGCAACCACCTCCGTAGGCTATATCGCTACCAGGATGGGTGTTGATGGTGCTGGTGGAGCTACCGGACCGGCTGGACCACAGGGACCCCAAGGTGAAAAAGGAGAGAAAGGTGATACTGGAGAGCAAGGACCCCAGGGTGATACCGGCGCAACTGGAGCTCAGGGCGCGAAGGGCGATACAGGAGCGCAAGGACCACAGGGTAATCAGGGCATACAAGGGGAAACTGGCCCAAAAGGAGATACCGGAGCGACAGGTCCTCAAGGACCACAAGGCAACCAAGGTATTCCTGGTGAAAATGCGCATTATGTTAAGGTTGTCGGAAGTAATTACGATTACTCACAAGCTGGAAAAGACGAGGGGCTGTGGCTAAACGGAACCAAACTTACATCAGGAGTAACGAGAGGACATTGTCTAGCTATAATCAACCCAACCACAAATGCATTAGAAAAAGCTACATGGTACGACACGTATAGCACAGCAAGTTGTATGGACGGGATAGCGGACCTTGTGACTACTGGAAAAATAGTTTGCTTATTTACTTTCGACGCATCATCCCTTACAAGCACAGTAAGAAACTTCTTGATCGAATGTGGTTCAAAGGATACGAAAACTTGGACCGCTGCACGGCGTACCCATGTGTTTATAGGTATGCGCGGGTTAGCTAAAGGCAACGCCTATGAGTGGGACGGACTTGGTTCAGGCGCGTTGAAGGAACTTATCGCTTATTACACTTCTTCTGGAATTGTATTAAACGGTAACGTTGGTGATACCGGCGCAACAGGTCCACAGGGACCTCAAGGTAACCAAGGAATACAAGGTGTGAAAGGTGATACTGGTGCGACTGGACCACAAGGCCCCCAAGGTAACCAAGGAATACAAGGAGTAAAGGGTGATATGGGTGCCACTGGCCCAATCGGACCACAAGGACCCCAGGGTAACCAGGGGCCGACCGGACCTCAGGGACCAACTGGTGCCACGGGACCGACCGGTGCCACTGGTGCTATGGGGCCTCAAGGTCCTAAAGGCGATGGACTTGACGTCAAAGACACTAGAAGCACAAATCAAACGCCGCTTTGGTATATACAAAATTTCCCGATGACCACAGTAAATGAGTTGAAATTAGCAAATACGATTGGTCTAACTGGTGAAAACTTCTGTCTTTTAATAACATGCGTGCCATGGCGAGATGCTTCCGGCGGATATCCTAAGCAGACTGCAAAGATTGATGGTCGTGAATTATGGCGAATCGGTATTAGTGATACGCAATGGAGTACATGGAATGACGCATACACCCTTGCAAATTCTGTTGATATGGGTATAGCCGCTTGGTGTTATAACAACGATCGTACTTATATTAATGGCGGACGATTGTACGCTGGTTCGGTTACCGCTGTTCAAATGGCTGCTAATTCTATAACAACTGAAAAAATTGCGGCTGGTTCGGTTACCGCTGATAAAATTGACGTTGTCAGTTTGTTTGCAAAAGACATCGAGGCATCCGGTTCTATATCTGGTGTTAAAATAGTTGCTAGAGAGATTACTGCAAATCAGTCATACTCTATATTTAACGGCACAAACAGTCAGAAAATCTTATATTTTGATGGATCGTCTATCAAATTAGGAAAAATGGGAACTGGAACATCTATACAAGGTGGCGCCGGATTCGAGTTTTTTGATAAGACGGTCACGATGTATGGTGATCTGAGTTTATACAGTGGCGATATTACCACTACTGGCAATGTGCAGGGAAAAACAATAACTGCGACTGCAGACATGAATACTAATACCATATATGCATCTAATTGGTTTAGATCGCGCGGTACTACAGGATGGTATAGTGAGGATTATGGTGGTGGCTGGTATATGACGGATTCCGATTGGATTCGGGCATATAACGGAAAAGGTATAACCACCAATGGCAATATGTCCATTGGTGGATGTATTCAGAGTAACAACATAATAAATACAACATATGAGTATCAGTCCAATAGAGGTTCGGTAGACTGGCGCTTTGGTGCGGCAACAGGTACAGGTGATGAAAATTTCTTTAGCTTTTATAAAGCTAACAATGGAATGATTCCACTGGCAATTGATGGAAATTTCGGAAACATTTACGTTGGGTTCAATGTGGGAGGTTCAGGTTCGAAGACTGCTGTAGGAGTTTATCTTGGCGATCAAGTGGCTGGAGGTAGAGCTTTTATCTATCACGGAGATTCATACGCTGGGTCAATTTGGATTCAAACCAGACTTGATGGTTCATGGAAATGGTTTAGTCTCGGAAGAGCATGTAGTGCAGCTCTTTCTGATATTCGACTAAAAGGCGATATAAGAGACGCCGAAGTACAAGACGCAACAAAAGTTATTGAAGCAATGCAAATTCATTCTTTTGAAAGAAAAGATTCTCATAAAAAATACAAGATTGGCTTTATAGCAGACGAACTCGAACAGCTTGACCCTAACCTTGTCGATGGAGGCGGAGAAGTTGACGGACATCCATATTATAAATCTGTCAATAATTTGCAGTTGCTTGCGTATGTTGTAAAAGCAATGCAAGAGCTCAATCAAAGAGTGGATAAGCTAGAAAAAGAAAATGAAGAACTTTAAAGAAAACTTTATTCATAGGAGGATAATATCATGGCATTAACAACATCTAAATCTATCAACTTATCAGGACAGTCCGTTATCAACGGAGTAACAGTGGAGACCTACACCGCATCTTGCAGTGAGGCTAACCCAAAAACTATGTATATTCAGCAGTCTACCACTAACCAGGAGTTACGGAAAGAGAACCGTACGCAGTGCCGTAAAGACCGTGACGAGTTCGAGGAGCTTGCATATGCTATGCAGGACGAGATGATAGCAAACAAAGGACAGGTTGACAGTACAGAAGAGTGATTGGAGAAGAAAATAAATATGAGAATTAGAGCGAGACCATACTAGGTCTTATTTTTTTACAAAATTGCGCCGGCGCAATGCTGGAGAAAGGACATATATGGAAGTAATTATTTCTTCTACAATATCGGCAGCAGTAACGCTGATAGTGTGTCTGATCAGCAATCATAGCCAGAATGAAAAGACGAGGGCGCTCATGGAATACAAGCTGGAAGAGCTTACAAAAAGAGTGGATAAGCACAACAACACCATAGAGCGAACTTATAATCTGGAACAGAGGATGGCTGTATCAGAAGAACAGATTCGGGTAGCAAATCATAGAATTGCAGATTTGGAACATGATCATAAGGAGGATTAACTGTATGAACATTAATGTAAATGAAATTATGAACTATGTAACCTATGCTCTGATCGCATTTGGCTTGATGGCCTTTGTGGTGTCTCTTATTGTGCAGGCAATAAAAGACCTACCGTGGTTCAAAAAATTACCAACCAGTGCAGTTGCTCTTATCACATCCTTTATTGTATGCACTGCTACAATGGTTGCTTTTTGCGAATATTTTAAAATTGTGATTGAATGGTACTATGTGTTTGCTGCAATTATTGCATCATTCGTGATTTATATGGTAGCAACTGGAGGCTGGGAAAGAGTAAAGACAATCTGGGATAAGACAAAGTACAAAAAATATGAGGGCGAGTGATCGCTCTCATTTTTGAAAGGAGAACTTTGACATGAAATATTTTATCTGTGTAGGTCACGCGAACTATGGCGGTGGCGTCATCTCATCTGCAGATGGTACTAGCAAGGGTGGTGTGAATGAATATAAATACAACAAAGAACTGGCGCCCTATGTGTGCAAATGGCTTAAGGTAGCAGGACATGAGGCAACCTTGTGTATTGCTCCGGAAGGTCAGCTGCATTCCCTGAATGATGAAATCAAGTATTTCATTGAAGAAGAGAATAAACAGAACTATGATCTGTCAGTCCAGCTTCATCTGAATGCCTTTAATGGAGAGGCATATGGCTGCGAAGCATACTGTTACAATGCAAATGGTCTTCCGGAAGCCCAGCGGATCAGTGCGAAGCTCGGCACTGTCTGGCATGACAGAGGAGCTGAAGAACGTCCCGGACTGTACTGGACCAGAAAGACCAAGGCAAAAGCTGTCCTGGTAGAATCTTTCTTCTGTGATAACAAGGACGATTATGCCAAAGCGAAAAAACTTGGTATGG